GGGATGATAGGATCAAAAGACGATTACGCAGAGTCTAAATTTGAAAATCTTAATAAAGGCTGGTTTGCTCTAGCAAAAGAGAATGCTAAGACTACAAAGATAACTTACGCTGAAAATAGCACAATGCTAAGCCGTTTAACTAGCTTGGTAGAAAATGCAAACGATGACGTGTTAAATGGCTCAGCAATAATCATCTCTAAAAAAGATTTGATAGCTTATAACAAAGAGATAGGCAATAAAAGTGGTGGGCTAAGTATACTGCTCAATCAAGGGGCAAACAACATTTTAGGTGTACCTCTTATCGCAGCTAATTTTGTTAAAAGTGGCGAATATATGCTAACTCCACTTAAAAACTTGGTATTTTCAATCGGTCTTGATATCAGAAGACAACGCTGGTATGACAATGAGGAGAGCTCACTTAAATATAAATTTGAGGTATTTTGTGACTATCAAATCGGAGTACCTGAATGGGTGGTGCTAAGTACCCAAGCAGCGTAAAGCAGTCATAAATGAATGAGATAAATGTCGCTGATGTTAGGGAGTTTTTCTCCCTAAATGGGCTGAGTGATGCTGAGATAACCCCACATCTAAATAGTGCTATAAACAAATTTAGCACAAAGCAAATGGCACAGTGGGATTATAAAGAAGCAGTATGTTGCCAAACTATAGCCAACTGCGCAACTTTGCTTTTTAGTAAAGGAATGAACAATTTGGAGAGTTTGGAGACGATATATCAAGGCTTTGGCGATATAAACGCCTTTAAAAATCTGTGGGAAGATAGAGCAAATGCCCTGCTTCATAAAAACGAAAGTGCTATAGGTGCCTTTTACTGGGCGAGTGTGTGATATGAGCGAAAGTGAAGTTATAACGTTTTTAGAAGACTTAGCAAATGAATATGAGCCAAGCAATGTAAGCGTATTTTTCGCAAATAGAACACGCTTAAGTGCTGGAAAATATCAAGCTACCATAATTATTAGAACTATCCCAGATATGCAAAAGGCCAGCAGACTAACTAAAAGGCTAATGGAAGAGTTCATAAACGGTAGAGATATTGTTTTTGAAAGGAGCGTTATGGGCTTTGTGGAAGAAAAAGGGCTTAGAGTAGAAGATTTTGAAGTCTCTTGTGAGTTTGATATATAAGGAGAGAAAATGGGCATAAAAACAAATATATCTTTAGTGCTAATAAGCATAGTAGTGGTGGCTGGTGTATGGTTTAGAGTCTATGCATTAAATTCTCAAATAGATGATTTAACTACCCAGCTTGAAGCCAGTAAAATGGCTACGTATATTTGTGAGAATGCTATTGCTAGTCAAAATGAAAAGATAAAAAAGATAGAGCTAGAAAAACTTAAATTTAGTGAGCCTAAGGTAATAACTCAAATCAAATATCTAAAGCCAAAAGATGATAACTGCAGCTCAAGACTTGAAGCTTATGAGAGGCTTTTTGAGTTTGGGGGCAAGGAATGAAATGGCTGAGTTTAATGGTTTTTGCCTCTGTTTTTGTAGGATGTGCCAAAGAGACAATTTATAAAGATGTGTATATACCAGTCAAATGCCAAATTGAACTTGAAAGTAAACCAGCATTTGATGGGAGCTTCGAGAGTGCAAAAGAGCTTATGAGCTACTTTTTACGCACTGAAAAAAAATTAAAAATATGTGTTGGAGAATAAAATGGCAAGAGTATTATCAAGAGCTGGTGTAAAAATTGGCGTAGAAAGCGTGGCTGGGACTTATGAAGCCCCATCTCAAGTGCTTAAGCTTGAGAGCGTGGTCGTCCCTGAAATAGAGTTTGATAAGGTAGAAATACCAAATTTTAGCTTTTTTGGTGGTGCCAAAGACGTTGTAACATTAGCTGATTGGGGTCAAGCAAAACTGCAAATCAAAACAAGTTTATACAAAAATTTAGATTTTTACGAAAATCTTTTTAAGATATGCAACCTAAAAAGCGTTAGAAATCCAGTTGGTGAGGATGAGGATCTAGTAAGCAAAACATTTAGCCCAGATACTCATAGCAGCGCTACAGCTAGTATGGATCTAGCTTTACCAGATAGACTTTTTAAAATCCAAGGTGCAAAGAGTGATTTTAAGCTCAGTGGTAAGGTCGGCGAGAAAATAAATGCTGAGTTTAATATCAGCGGGGCTTATGTAGATAGAGTGATAGAAAATCAAAATATTACAGATGTAGGAGCTGGAGAAGCACTGCTTATAAGAAGACTTGGTGGAATGACATTAAATGGTACTCCAGTTAATCTCTCTGAGTTTAGCTTTGAAATGGGCAATAAAATAAGTTTTTCTAAATTTACAAATATTGGCGAGTTTTATATGAGTGATTATGAGCCAAAACTCACTTTAAAAATGCGTTTAGAAGCTGGAGCTAGTGATGGATTTGATGAGTTTAAGGCTGGGAGTGCTATGAGCTTTGTTGCTGAGTTTAAAGACAGTGAAGCAAAGACAATATTTAAGCTAGAAATTCCAAGAGCTAAGCTTAGCGAACAACCTAAATTTGAAGATAGCGACGGAATATTTGTGATAGAGCGAACATTTATGGCAGTTAGTGATAAAGGCGATGATAACTTCACGCTAACATATTTTGCATAAAGGTTTTGCAATGATAAAAACAAGCTATGAGATAAAAATAAAGCTAAATGATAATGAATTTGAGCTAACCATAAATGAGCCAAATGCAAAAGAAAGAAAGTTGCTCGAGCTAAAAAGACAAGCTGGGCAAAAAGACCTTGATAGGTTTGAAGCGCAAAAGGTGGCTTATGAAGAGAGTTTAAGACAAATTAGCCACAAGCAAGAGATGGTAACGCTAAATTTGGAGCTTAGCAAAGAGCTAAAAGGCGATGAATTAGTAGCATTACTTAAAGAAACAAAAGAGTTAAAGAATCAAATTTATGCTATTTCAACCACTCTTAAAGAACCTGATTTTAAGCCACTAGAAGCTGGGCTTGAAGATATTTTGAGATACAAAAGTGAGCTTTTGATAAGTGGAGCTAAAAAAGATGAATTCTTAAAAAGTATCGATGAGCTTAGTATTAGTTATAAGTTTTTATGGGATGAGATAGCTAAAAAGGTGGGCGTTGAAAGTCAAAAAAAGCCTTAAGACTGCGTGAAATTGTAAGAACGTGCATAATAAATGGCGAGCTTGCAAGCCCGCAAAACGATGAAGAAAAAAGGCTTTTTGATGATAGAAATATCGCTTATATCAAAGATGAATTCGAAGCTTTTATGGTGGAGATGTTTTTTAACGCTTGCGAGGCAAAAGATGTGGGGCTTGGGCTGAATTATGCGTTTTGCAAGGATTGTGCGATAAAAAATGGGCTTGAAATAGTAGATATTTGGGGTATTTTAAATCAAATGCTAAGTGCTGCTATAGAAACTGAACGCCAAAAGCTAAAATAAGCGCAACGCTAAAGATGGTGGCCAAAAGCCAAAAAGCAAAAGGGAGTTTTCTTTTAAAAATGATAAGCAAGAGAATTATAAAAAATATGGCAAAAAAACCCATCAATTTCCTTTTTATGCGTATTGTGTCAGGTCTTGGCAGACTATTTAACTATTATACCAAATTTAGGCAAAAATATGGCAAATGAAAAAGTAGAAATTCAAATTCAAATAAACTCAAATGCCCAAGGCGTGACTTCTAGTATGAAAGGGCTTAGTAGTAGCATAAATGACACCACAAAAAGTGTCAGCTCACTAGGGGCAAAAACAAAAGATATGGCGCAAAGCCTAACTTATGGTTATAATGCAGTTTTAGGGCTTAGGGGTGCTTTTGAGACTCTTAGCGGACCACTTATTAGCTATCTTAAAACAGCTGATGAGTTTAATACTATGAGTAATAGAATATCGCTTGTCACAAAAAGTACAAGTGAACTAAACGCAGTAAATAGTGAGCTCTTTCGTATTGCAAATGCTACAAGCACAAGCTTTAACGCTACAGCTGAAGTCTTTAGCTCTCTTGCTACTGCTACTGGTGAGCTTGGCAAAAGCAATGCCCAAACTCTAAGTGTAATTGAAACGATAAATAAAACTTTAACAATAAGTGGAGCTAGTGCAGCACTTTTTCAGCTCTCACAAGGCTTTGCTAGTGGTGTTTTAAGAGGTGAAGAACTAAACTCTGTAATGGAGCAAACCCCACGCCTAGCTAGAGCAATTGCAGAGGGTATGGGTATAAGCATGGGTGAGCTTAGGGCTTATGGCGCAGCTGGAAAGCTTAGTGCTGAGGTTGTATTTGGTGCTTTGCAAAACTCTGCGGCCAAGATAGATTCTGAATTTAACAAAATGGGCTTAAGTATAAGCAATGCCCTAACAAATGCTAAAAACAGCTATACGGAGCTTATGGTGGCTTTTGATAGCGTAAGTGGTGGCACGAGTGAAGTAGCTAACGCTATTGCCTACTGGAGCGATAAAGTTAGAGATAATAAAGCTCAGATAATAGAGTTTGCAAATGACTTCGTGCGTTCGCTCCAGCTTATGGGTAGCGAGGTTATATTTATCGGTGCGAACATCTACAAAACGCTACTTAGCATACCAACTGCACTTGCTTTGGGTGTTGAGAATTTGAGTGCTAAAGTAGCCGACACTTTCGGAGTAGATGCTTTAAAAATAGATGGTCTTAGTGATACCTTGCTAAAAGAGTGGCAAAGCGTGGATTCTATGATAGAAAATGTCACTGTAACTCAAAAGAATTTATTTAATGATTTAAAAGAGTTTAAAACTGAGTTAAAAGGCGTTTCAAAAGATGGTTTTGAAGATATGGCAAAAGCCAAACCAGCCGCCAAACAAAAAACGAAAGTAGATAACAAAGAGCTAATACAAGAGTATAAAGACCTTGAATTATACTACAAATCCATAGGCGACCATGCAACTGCATGGAGCTACAAAGAGAAACAATTAAGCACGGAGCTGCAAAATTCAAAACTAAGCGTGGAGCAAAAAACAGCAGTATTACAAGCTCAAAAAAGAGTATATCTAGAGCTTGATAAAGCTGAAGCTAATCGCCTAAAAGCCGAAGATGAGATAAAAAAAGATTTATCCAAGCTAAAAAATGATGAGCTAAACTATGAGACAAGGCTCATCAATCAAAAAGCTAAAGAGTACGAAAAATATGGCGTAGATAGAGTAAGTATAGAACAATGGGTAGCTAGCAAAACAGCCCAGGTGCAAGAAAATGCGGCCAAAAAAGAGCAAGCTGCCAATATAAAAAAACTTGAATATCTCAAGGATTATTATGAGCTAATAGGAGAAAAAAACAAAGCAGCAAACATACGAACCGACATTGAGGCAATTAGGCTAAAAAATGCCGGAGCTAGTGATACTGATATAGCGGACTCTTTATATGGCAATACTCAAAAAAGAGCTAATTACGATGCTTTAAATAGTGGGCAAGATATGGGGATAGCAAATGAATTTGTAGATAGACTAAAGGCCATAGATGACTTCCAAAATGCAGAAAATAGTAGGATAGAAGCTCACTACGCAAGACTAGAGGCAAGCAAAGAAAATCATGAAAACAAGATGAAAGAGCTAGAAAAGGCTAAATTCGACTCACAAGTAGCCACTGCTGGAGCTACTTTTGATATGCTTGGTAGCTTAGCTCAGTCATTTTATGCGGCCAGTGGCAACCAGAGTAAAACTGCTATGAGAGCATATCAAGCTATCATGGTGGGCAAGGCTATTGTAAATACCTATACCGCAGCCACAAACGCAATGGCAACAGCTGGTAACCCTTATCTTGGTGCAGCTATGGCAGCAGTAGCAGTAGCAAGTGGGCTAGCTCAAGTAGCACAGATCAAAGCTCAGAAGTTTCATACTGGTGGATATGTATATGGAGCTGGTGAGGTTCCAGCGATTTTACAAAGCGGTGAGGGAGTAGTAAGTCGTAAAGGCATGGCAAATCTTGACGCACTAAATGGCAATGGCCCTCTAGCAAAAGAGAATAATCAAGAGATAAATATCGTAAATACTATAGATCCAAGTGTGATAGAGAGCTGGGCTAGTAGTAGAAGCGGTAGAAAAGTCATAATGAATATAGTAAAAGGATAAAAATGTATTTTGAAGGAAGTGTGAGTAGTGCTCCTGAGTTTTTAGATGTTTTAAAAGCAAAAGCATTAGAGGCTGGATATGAGAGTGTGAGTGATAGAACATTAGATGTCACAAACGTCAATGATTATTTTGATATTGGCGGGTTTGAGACGCAGATTGATAATGTGAAAAGTGGAGCAAGTCGTTACCTAAATACCGCTAAAGATATTAACTCTTCTTATTATGATTACCAATCAAATATCATTTTTACCAAAGATGTGTTATTTAAAAAAATTGTAATTAAAAATTATCTATCAACTATAAATGGCGAAATTATTGGCATAAACGAAGACAATTCAACAGAAAAAATCACAGATATAGTCTCTGCGACTAATCCAGTGACCATAGAATCACCTACTAATAAAAAATACAGAGGTATACATATAAAAGCAAATGGTCAATATAGAGTAGATATCACTTTAGAAAACGGGAGCTATATATACCGTGAGCTTATACTTAGAAAGTCAGTTGGCAACAAAGAGCTTTTGTATATGTTTATTTTAGAAGATTATGGCGACAAATACTTCTTGCATATGAGTCCATTAAAGAGTTTTAATGAGAACAAAAAAGCGATAATAGATAGCTACGCTCAAATTGGAGCGATGCCAAATATGGCTATAGCAATGCTAAATAAAGGTGTTAATAACTACTATATAAGCTTACAAGATAGACGTATTTGTGGGGCTTTTAGTATGCAAAATGGCAATAATATAACTTGGCAGCCTTTTTATATCGGCTTGCTTCGTCCATATGGCGAAGAGATATCCCCTGATCCATTTTTGTGTTTTGCTAGTGGGACTAGTAGAGTAGCAGTCCTTGCATCAAAAGAGCATATATCTTTGCCATATGCTAAGTATAATAATGAATATCAGCAGTGTATAACTCATCCGTGCTGGGCTTATCCGCCTACTAAAGACAATCTTTATGGCGACCTTGATGAACCATTTTGTACGCCTCTTATAGTCTGTTATTTTGGTAAATACAATGGCAGTAGTTCTCTTGGCTCTACCATACAAGAAAGGGCTAGAGCTCTCTCTTTATATTCGTATAAAGATGTAGAAAGCAAACTCTTAGGCGACATGGATGGTATTATAGCTATCATACTTGGAAGTGGTGTAAGTGTGGGTGATGATGTGAGCTGTGATGGACATAATTACAAGATAGTAACTGCTGGAAATGAACTAATTAGCCCATATTGCTATGCTATTATAAAGGAATAAAATGAAATACATTCAAGGACAAAACGCAAATATATATGATGTGTATGCAGACATAATCACCTTTTTACAAAGCCTTGGCTGGACACTTTTAAGACAAGATAATGAGGCACATAATATTAGTTATAAATTTGGCGATGGTAAAACAACTTTTATGCAAAGCTTGCAAGGCGATGTAATATATCTAAGAGTATCTGGACGCATAAAAGATTCTTATTGGTCTGGCCAAAAATTTATACGTTATAGATATAGGTCATTACGTAGATGAGTATAGTAGCTCTAGTATAGCTCCTATGAATTCCGGTGATATTACCACCTCTTTAACACCGCAAACTTTCTTCTTTATAGAAACTGAAGAAAACGCAGTAGTAAAAGAATACATGATCTTTGCTGATGATAGGAGTATTATTACTAGTTTTAGTTTTTTGGGTTATAGTATAGTTATAGGTGGAGTTCTTAGCTATATGATAAGGCTAAATCATAATTTTACAAGTGGTGCTCTCTTATGGGCTGTAAGACGGACAAATGATGTATTTAGACCAGATCCGATACAAAAATATTCTTATGCGCCAGTCGGTGATTTTTATAACCCGGCCTTAACACAGATTAATAATGGTAGAAATTTTATAAGACCATTATATCCAATTGGATTTTTTTGTCCATACAGAAATGCTTTTAAAAATGATAATTTTATCCCATTTATGCGTATATATGTTTTTTACAAGCATACAGACGGGACTAGTAGGGTTGCTGGGTATCTTAAAGATATGTTTTACGTACCTAAAAATGGCTTAAAACAAGGAGAGATACTTATGCGTGGCAGCATTAAATACATGGTAGTAGACCTTGGTATTACGGATTTTTATTTGGTGGTTAAGATAGATGATTAGACTAATTGATGGTGTAGGTGTAAGTACATCTTTTTTAGATGATAGCCAGTATTTTGGAGTAAATTTAGGCACAGCTAAGCTAAAAACTTCTCATCCAAGCTATACTTATATCTCAAAAACTCATACCACAAATATGCATTATCTCATCTATTACCCTGATGGTATTTATATCTCTCCATATATCACGCACCATGACTTTGGCAATATTACAGAGCCTAAGAGTATTAGCTACACTCTTTTTAACAATTCAAGAAATACGCAAGTCCTACGGAATACTGATATGCAAGGCTTTGCCGGACTAAATATAAAAGATATAAGTATAGGAAACAAGATATATCCATATGAGCAAACCACATTTAGCGTAGTGGCTCTTACTTTTGGAGATATTGAACTGAAGGCAAATTTAGGTTTAGCCTTTAGTGATTTTGGCTGTTATTTTAGCTTCGCTGGTAAAAGAAACGTGATATTTGCATTCGTGCCAAACGATGAGTATTATGAAGAGAAGAGCTTAAAAACAGATATATTCACAGCACTTAAAGGTAATGAAAAAAGAGTCGCTCTAGCTAAAAAGTGTAAAATCAATACAGGCTTTAAACTCATTTTTAAAAGCAGTTTAAACCTCAACTCTTGCATGGAACTTTTGTCATACGGAGCTAAACAAAATCTTTTAGTGCCACTATGGAATAGTGCTTTTTTTGCTAGCGTTGATATCTCTGGTGCGACAAGTTTAGAAGTGCCAGAATTTTGCGAGTTTGAGGTCGGTAAATTTATCACTGTTATAAGCCAATATGCAGATCCAATATTTAGAAAGGTTTTAGAGATAAATGGCAAAAGTATCAGCATAGACGATATGGTTGATATTCACAAAGGCGATATCATAGCCCCACTTTTTAAAGCAACAATAGCAAAACAAACAAGCCTATCAAGAAGCTCTAAAGACACACTAGAGCTAAAGCTTGAGATGAAGGAGTGTGATTAATGGAAATCTTTAGTTTCATTCCACTTAGAGATATAGGAGTGTCTATAAACAACTCTTACTCATTAATTGGCAAAGAATATAGGAATGTTAGCAAATATGCACCAAGCGATACTAGACTTAGCTTTAGTCTTAGTTTTAGTTTTGATAAGGCTAAGCTTAGAGCTTTTGAGAGTTTTTTTATATCAAAACAAGCAAGAGTTGGAAGCTTTTTTATACGCTCTTTAAGGGTTGATTTTGATAATGTCAATATCGTCTCATCAGCCCTGCAAACTCTTAGCTCAAATAAGACATTTGGAGTCTATGCAAGAAGGGCATTTATATACAATCGTCGCACAAAAGGTATATACGAGATTCAAAATGTAATAATTGGTAATGGCGTTGATCAAATATATCTAAAAAGTGGGATAGATGAGTTTGAAAAAGATGATGAGCTAGAAAATTGCTACAAAGTAAGGTTTGATAGTGATACTTTAAGAGCTACGAAAATAAGCCCTAATAGGTATAAAGTAGATATGAGCTTTAAGGAGGTTATAGATGAGTGAAGTATATACATTTAGTCTTGGGGCAAAAGAGATAATCTATGATAGTGATACTTCCCCAATAACAAGAGATGAGATAAATAAAGAATTTGACAATGAAGAGGCAAATATTAGTATGCCTTTAGATCTGTTTCCAGCTACTGAGTTTCGTGTGTTTAATCCAGCTACTACAGTGTGGTGTAAAATAGTTAAAAACGGTGTAATGATATTTTATGGGCGAGTGGCTGGATGTAGCTTTGATATAGACGCAGGCATAGCAAAACTCAAGCTAATTACGCTAAAAGGTATGCTAAAAAGCAAAATCCCAAGCAGAACTTATTCTAGGTCTTGCCCTTTTGAGATTTTTAGCAAGGACTGCAAATTAAAAAGAGAGGATTTTGCCTTATATCTTTTTGAGCATGATATAAAGTTAGATGAGAGCAGATTTAAGCTGACTTCACCAAAAATAGAGGCTTTTAAAAGCGGGTATTTTGCTTTGGGATATATAGAATTTGGCGAAGCAAAAAGCCATATTGTAGCTCATAATGATGATACTTTGGAGCTACTTTTCCCAATTCCTAATGCATTTAATGGGATTATTAAGGTCTATCCAGGATGTGATAAAAGAATAGATACTTGTGAGACTAAATTTAACAATCTAGTAAATTACGGTGGATTTGCTTTTGTCCCAGCTAAAAATCCAGTAACGGAGGGATTTTAATATGTGGTTTGCTGCATTTTTAGTAGTAGCTTTTGCAGCTGCTTTTTTTCTTATGCCGACTGCAAAAATGCAAGATGCAAAGGCGGCTGGATTTGATGATTTTACCTACCCAACAAACTCAAACTCTAGGCTGATACCAGAGATATTTGGCACTGTTGAATGCCATGGCAATATCATCTATGCAGGACAGCTTAGTAGTTATGCTATAGAGAAAAAAGCTGGAAAAGGTAAAAGCCAAACGGTAGGATATGCGTATTATATGGGTCTAGCTTACGCACTTTGTACTAGCTGGGATGAGCTAAAAGCATTTAAAATGAATGGTGATGTTATGAGCTCGCCTAATCTAAAAGCAAACGGAACTTTTAGTGCTCGTACTGGCAAAAATCAAGAGTCAAGCAACCCAAAAAGCACTATATATGCTTACAATGGCAAACAAACCACTCCAGATGCAGCACTTTGCAGGTGGTGTGGCAAGTCTATGGCATATAGCGGGACTGCATATTTTGTATTTCATGGATTTATAGGCGAGAACACTACTGCAACTCCAAGCTATAGCGTTGTTTTAAAACGCACAAATTTACTAGGCTGGGGAAGTGTGGAAGATATAAACGGCGACGCAAATCCAGCTAGTATGCTTTATTATTTACTTAGCGTTTTGGTAGGGTATGAAAGTTCTAGTATAGATTTGGCATCATTTCAAGCAGTAGCAAGGCAGCTAAAAGATGAAGGGCTTGGTATGAGTTTGACTATGAGCAATCCAAATGAGGCAAATGAATGGATAGAAGAGATATTACGTACTATTGATGGTGTAATAATCGTAAAAAATGGACTACTCTATTTAAGGCTTTTGCGTGGGGGATATGATATAAGCTCACTGATAAAAGTTGATAGCTCTAATGCTTGCAAGATTAAACTCACCAAAAAGAGCTGGGATGAGTTATATACCAAAATCACTGTTAAATATACAGATAGAAGCACATTTAAAAGTGCTAGTCTTAGCGCTACAAATACAGCTGCACGTCTTGCGCTTGGGTATGATAGAGCCTATGACGTCGAATACATGGGTATTACTTCTGGTACGAATGCTTCTAATGTAATGAATAGGCTTTTTAAAAAGATTAGCTATCCAGTCTCTACTATTAGCTTTAAAATAAGCGAGGTTGTTTTTGAACAGATGCTAATAGGTGATGTTTTTTTCTTTTCTAGCAGTGAACTTGGGGTTAATGATATAGTATTTCGCATTACTAGTTTAGGCTCTGACAGACAAGATGATGGGGGTATTACCGTAGAGGCCATAGAAGATATATTTGGGCTTAGTAATGCTACTTTAAGCCTTGAGCAAGAAGATCTAAGTGAGCGTTTAAACCTTGATATAGGCGAGATAGAGTATTTTGAGTGTCGTGATGCAGCAGCCGAGCAAAGCGTGGGTAGAGCGGTAATCCCACTAATAGCAAAGCCTAGTGGATTCGTGCAAAATATCAGTGTCAGCGAAGGCGATATAGATGACATTGCAAATGCTTCAAGCTTTTTACTAGCTACTTTGGTGAACTCATATAATACTACTAGCGACATTGATGAGGACGGATTTTTGGTAAGAGCTATAAGCCCACTTTATCCTATGGTAGCAACTGAACTTAGGTGGCAAAGAGTTAAATTCAGTGGATTTATTGGAGATGAGCAGTTTGCTTATGGCATTATTGAGACGACTAATGAGCCAAATATTTTTAGGATTAAACGCATTATGCGTGGGATGAATAATACCAAAAAATCATACCATTCAAGCGGTACAAGAGTATGGCTATGTGAAGACATTGGAAGTGAGGTTGGGATTTTGCCTATCGTAACTACTGAGCCTACTATAAAAGCAGTAGCACAAAACTATATAAATGTCACGGAGACTAAAAGTTTGAGCTATAAGTATAAATTTAGCGTCGAAAAGCCATACACACCATCAAATATACAAGGATTTAGAGATGGTGGCGTGGTAAATTTAAGCTGGACGCCTTGCGTCAGACTTGCTGGAGCAAATTTCCGCAACTGTGACACGATAGTAGCTGGTGAAGATGAGGGCAAAAGTGAGGGAGCTTGGGAGATAAGATACAGTGGCGGCGTGGTAAAAACAGATAAACTAAACGCCCAAATAACAACCACTGCAACGACTTTTTACATAAAAAGCGTTCTTGGTGGGTATTTTAGTGATGAGATTAACATAAGTATTAGATAAGGAGAATAAATGGCAGTATTAAATAATGGACTTCAAACAATGGAGCTTGGGGCTACTGCGTGGCGTATCATAATCAATGATAACTTCACGAAGTTATACACAAAAAATGAGATCGATACCAAGCTTAGTGGTGGGAACACGGAGATTAGCGCAAAAAAGCTAAAGGTGGCAAATGTGGAGCTAAGTGGTGGTTTGCAAGCTAGTGGTGAGCTGGGGCAAATAGCTGGATTTTTGGAGGTAAAAATAAATGGTGAAGTTAAAAAAATACCATATTATAGTTAAATTACCTCTTTTTATCAGACTGATGCTTAAAAAAGGCATAGTTAGATTTGGGGTATTTTTGTTACCGTATTTCGCATATTTGGCTGGGATTTGATTAAAAGGAGTAAATTTGAATTGGCTTGAAAAGATGATGGATAGTGCTGGAGTCTATAAATACGTGATTTTTATTGGGCTTATAGGTGGTATTCTTGGCATGGTACAAAAAGAAGAGCTAAAAAAATGCAAAAGCAGCCTAAAATGTAAAATATTTGGGCTGCTTTTTGGTTGTTTTAGCGCTATGTTTGCTGGATATATAGGCTTTGAAGTGGCTTATTTTTTTTCGAAAAACTTGGCATTTCTATAGCTACTGCTGGGGTGAGCGGGTGGGCTGGAACAAATGCTTTGCTTGTTTACGAAAAACGCCTTATATCGCTTGTAGATAAAGGCAAAAGAGGTGAAAATAATGGCGAACTTTAAAAAAAGTATGGGCGTTTTAATGAGACTTGAGTTTGGCTCTAGTAGTGATGTCTTGCATAAAAATAAAACAGAACAAGGGCTTACTTTTATGGGTATCTATCAAGGTGCACACCCTAGTTGGAGTGGCTGGAATATCGTAAAAAACGTCCTATCTGCCAATATTGATATAAAAAATGCATCTGAGGTTTTATATGCAAATACAACCCTAAAAGAGATGGTTTTTGATTTTTATGAGCGTGAATTTTGGAATAAAATGAGGCTAAACGCTGTAGAAAGTCAGATAATAGCAGACGAACTATTTTGTTTTGGTGTTAACGCAGGCATAAAGACAGCCGTTAAGTTAGCACAAAAGATAGTTGGAGCTGGGCTAGATGGCGTTGTTGGAATCCAGACTTTAAGGGCTTTAAACTCTATAGATGAAGATAAATTTAGCTTGCAGTACGATAAACTAGAGATCGAATATTATGAAAGCTTAGCGTACAAAAAACCTTCGAACGTAGTTTATTTAAAAGGGTGGAAGAAAAGAGCAAATGCGGTGTAGCAATATAGCTACACCACCGCAAAAAAGTAGCAACGTAATTTTATCAATCCTTGCAAAGAAGTAGCAAAATTTTATTTTTTGTAAGGAAAAAACATGCAAAGAACTACGCTTAAAGCGCCGTTGTCCAGCTACGCAGAGCTACGCCCTAGAACTACACGCTTACGCGCTCCGTTTGGTTGGGTTGGCGGAAAAGCCTTGTTAGCTAAAGAGATTATACCTCTTATGCCAGAACATTCAAGATATGTTGAAGTTTTTGGAGGGGCACTCTCAGTCTTTTACCAAAAAGAGCCTTCAAAGATTGAAGTCGTCAATGACATCAACTCAGATCTCATCAATCTACACAGGATAATCAGAAATCGTCCAGTAAGCTTGCAGGCTGAAATGAACTCACTATTTAGAAGTCGTGAGATATTTGATGATATCAAAAATGGCAGACTGAGGCCAAAGAATGATATCCAAAAAGCTGCATTTTACTTCTATCTTCTTACTACTAGCTTTGGTGCGAAAGGAGATAATTTTGCGATGGGTAAAAGTAGAAGTGGCAAGAGTATTTATAGGGATTTTTATCTGCATTCAAAGCGTCTTAAAAGAGCTTTAATAGAAAATTTAAGCTATGAAAAGCTTATTAAAGAGTATGATAGCAGTGAGACTCTTTTTTACGTAGATCCGCCTTATGTGGGCACAGAAAACTATTACAAGATGGTAAATGGCTTTGCGATGAGAGAGCATGAAAATTTAGCCAAGATTTTAAAGCAAATTAGTGGTAAATTTATGCTTAGCTACAATGACTGTGAAGTGGTCCGCGATCTGTATAAAGACTTTAACCTTAAAGAATTAAAAGTAAATTATAGTCTAAATGCAAAAAGTAGAGGCGATAGAAGTGAGCTTTTGATTATGAATTTTTAATATTTTAAAGGCTCTTTAAAGAGCCTTTAAATAGTGTTTAAAAGATTATAAAATCTATTTTATATATTGGAAAGATTGGGGGGG